CTCAAGTCAAGCCGCGCACGATCTGGTCTTAATCACCTGCTTGCTGGCTGGTGCGACCCAGGCTGGCACGGAAGCAAGCTCACGCTCGAATTGAAGAACGAACGGCTGCATCATGCTTTGCCGTTGTGGCCCGGCCTGAAGATTGGTCAGATGGTGTTTCACATGATGTCCAACGCTCCAATGAAAAGCTATGCGGAAACGGGACACTACAATAATCATTTAACAGTTATGCCAAGTGTGGCGTGAGAGTTCTAGTCGCATGTGAATACAGCGGTCGTGTCCGTGATGCGTTTCGGCGTCATGGTCATGACGCTTGGAGCTGTGACTTGCTGGAATGTGAGGCTGATTCGACGTGGCACTACCAGCGCCCAGTTGAAGAGATTCTTGATCAAGGCTGGGACCTGATGGTCGCTCATCCGCCCTGCACGCATTTAGCGGTAAGCGGCAGCAAGCACTTTCCTGAAAAAATTGCTGACGGCAGGCAGCAACGGGCTCTTGATTTTGTTCGATTATTGATGGATGCGCCGATTGAGCGTTGGTGCATTGAGAATCCCGTAAGCGTGATCAGTTCTGCCATCCGACCGCCAGATCAAATTATTCAGCCTTGGGAGTATGGGCATGGAGAAGTAAAAGCAACTTGTTTATGGCTAAAAAACTTGCCTCGTTTGAGGCCGACTAATTGTGTTGAGGGTCGAGAGCCAAAAGTTCACATGATGTCCCCAGGTCCTGATCGCTGGAAGGAACGCAGTCGAACATTTGAAGGAGTAGCAGCTGCTATGGGTGATCAATGGGGAGCAGGCAAACTTCCCGTTTGCATGGAGCAAGGGTCTTTGTTTGCATGAGCCTGTAGTCGTTGGAGCGTTCCAATGGGCTGGGCAGACTGGATGGTCGTCAACCAGACCCTTGAGGAGGAGTTGGAGTTGGAACGTACCGTTCGAGACGTTAAAAACTGCGTTGACGAAGACGCTCTGAAGCAGTTATGCGTGTCATTGGTACGGACCAACTGGCATCAGGCCAAACTGCTGAAGCAAGCAGTAGGTCACATCGGTCAGTTTGACGAGTCGATGTCTTGGTCTGACTGAGTGAGCTTGTCCAGTCCAAGGGCTTCCCACGCTTTTTTGGCCTTGCCTTCAACTCTGGCGTTGATGGCCTCTTGGCGTTTGACCTGATCAAAGGCTTCAGCTTTCGCGAAAGCAGCCTCGGTGGTGTTCTCCTGAATGTACTTGTAGGCGAGGTCGCGCAGCAGCACAGACGGTTTTATATCGAACTTCTCGGTCAGCTTTAAAAACAGATCTCCTTTCGCAGGTTCAAATAGCACCTGGACATGCAGCCGATTGCCGTGCTTACTTGCCACGCGCTAATACATTAAAGCCCGATGTTACCACGTTATGGAATTATCGACCTTTTTCTTCCACGCACTGCTTTGATTGGAACGAGAGGTTGTTCGCTGTGTGCGACAACCGGCTCTGACTTCTCTTGCACGCTCCAAGAACATCGCTGCTCGCTGGAGATCACCTGTCGTTGAAAGCTGAATCGCTTTGCTGAGACGCTCCATGATGATTTGACGCCCCGATCTCGGTTGCGGCATGACTCATCGCCCCAGCAAGAGTTTGGTGGAACGTTAGCGCGTAGGACTCAGTGAGTACAATCCATTCAGCATTGTGCCGGAAGATTTGTACGTTCATTCGTCATCTTTGAAGATGTGATGCAGTCTTTTGAACTCATGAATTGGCGTTGAAGTAAGGATGCTGACCTCTACATTGCAACGCAATGCGTTGATAACTTGTCGCTCCATGTAATCCATATTGGATTCATAGGTGACTTGTTCAACAGCAAGCGGCTTGTCGTCCATGTCGAACGAGGTGAACCGCGTTATTGCCAGAGGGCAGTGTTCGTCAGCGATCTGGCAGTAATGCAGGTGAGCGTTTTTAGTCCCCATCGCCGGAACGGAAGAGTTCATTGAATACAGTGGCGACAAGGCTTTCAGCCTGCTGCCTATCCAGACCATAGCTGGATCGACGACGAACCTTCGTAACAGCTTTGTGAAAATCATTCGTTGTGATGCCGAGGTGGTTCGGTGGTTGCATCAGGCGTTCACGAATCAATTCTGACCTGTGCATACCTTTCTCTTTGGCTTCAGCAGAAAGGCTTTCAATCAGCTCTTCCGGCAAGAGAGTTTTAATTTCTTTCATTTAAGAAAGGGGAGGTTGCCCTCCCCGATTGGATTCAGGACAAGTGATGATCGTCTTTGAAAGACTGGAGACCTCTGTAATAAATGTCTCGCATAAAGTCAACTTTCTTTTTGTAGTCAGAGGCTTCAAAAACTTTTTCAAGATTTTCAGCTTCTTCATAAGGCAGTCGAAAGCCAACCATCCTTAGAGCGTTCTTGGGGTCAAATTTTCTCATTTAATAGTCTCAGAGAAGTCTTCAAAGGGATTGGAACCGAGGGGGAGAATCCTTCGGACTGGCTCTTGTGTTGCATGTTTGTAGGCAACGCTAGCCAAGAGTCTATAGGCTTTCATGCCTACATTCCGACGATTTTTTGCAAGTTGTGTGAGTCGAAACTCTCTGTAGCGGACAGCAGCTACATCACCAGGTTGACGCGTGTTGTCGCAGCGAACTCCAAGCTGAAGCAAGTTAATAAAGTCTGCGACAATAGTTTCGTCGTCAATGGCCTGAAAAAGCGCTGTTATTGCAGCTATTTCAGCAGAAGTGAACTCTTTTCCGTTGATGCAGCTTTCGATAAAGCTAATTTTTTCGTTCACCATCATGTGAACTCTCTTGATTCGATTGCGGTGAACCTCGTGGTCAGGGTTGATGGTTCCTGTTTGATCCCAAGGAGTCAAAAGGAACTTGCAAGCAGCGGCATGGGTTTGGCTGATTTCGTATCCGCCAATAGTCATGATTTCGTGAAGCTGGCGTTTCTTGCCAATGTCACATGCTTCCTTGCTGTCCTCAGGAAAATTGTTGACAACGAGGAAGGGTTGAGTCATGCCGGACTCAATGACGGCCATCAGCCGATGTTGTCCATTGATGAGGACACCGTTGACATCAAAGGCGATGGCGTCTGAGCAGAGCTTCCAAGAATGAGCCTTCATGATTTCCACCCAACGCTTGACTGCCGCCTGGGACGGCTTGCGGTTAGCGGTGTTGGACCGAAGCCATTGGGTCGCCATTTCTGGCGTGACGTAGATGACTTGAGCTTTGACGAGATCGGGGTTCATGGGAACAAGTGATCGGTATCACTGTTGATGAGTGCAACAGTGATGACAACCTAAACAGTGTTTCAACTGTTGTCAAGCGCATCAGTGATATCACTTGGACTTTTTCTTGCGGCCCTTGGTTTTCGGCTTGGGCTTTGGCCTAACAGCTCTGGCGCGTGACCGTTCCATTGCCGCATTAAGCGCTTCCTTGCGGCCTGGCGGTTCCGGTACGCCACCGCGCTTCAAGATTTCGCTCCAATCCATCTCTCGCGCGTATAGATGTCAAATAGTGTCCCCACAGCCCAAATGCCAGTCGTGCCAACGGATGTGCTTGGGGACACCATGGGGGGACAATCAGATTTGTCCCTGTTCCTCCTGAGTCAGCTCAATCTCAACCGCTCCATCTATCAAAGAGGGACACAAGGGCTTGTCCCCCTCCTCTTGTCCCCCATCAGAATCCGCTCCAGCACTGGCATACGTACCAAAGGGGGACACCTTCCGAACCTCTCCGCACGCGAGGTTGGCTTTGTATTCCTTGGAACGAGAACCTTCTGGGACGAATGAGACGATCAGCTGTTGTGCTTCCAGCCGCTGGAGCGATTTCTTGATTGCAGCAGCAGAGCCAGCAATAACTGCATCAGCCAGCAGATCGGTCTTGGAACGGGATTCGGGATAAGCCGTCCGAAGGCGATTCAACACGCGACCGCGAACTGATGATGGAGCGGTGTCATCAGGATCCATCTCAGGCGTGAAGTCAGAGATGTAGAAGTTGAGGTCATCGTCCTGACCAAGGATCAGATGGGTGCCAGAGCGGCCTGAGCGGCTCTTCTCCACCTCAATCAACCGTTCATGCCGTTGGACCTGTTGCTGCTGCTTGGAGCGTTTCTGCGGATCAGTCTCTGGGCGCTTCAGGCTCCAGGTCTCATCCACGGCGTCACGAATAGCTGAGGTGCCACGGAATCCACCGTTTTTGTTGGCGTGGTGGATGATCAAGATCGTGGTGGCTGGGAACAGATCACCGTTGTTCTTGGTCAGCCAGTACAGCGGAGTGGCGAAGTCTGATTTGTTTTCATCAAACGCCTTGCCACCGGAGCAGCCAATCAGCGAGTCGATGACGACCAGCTTGGGCTTGTAGGTCTCCATCAGCTTGATGAACTGGGCGTAACGCTGAAGCTGCCAGTCCGTCTGGATGTAGGTGTCGGAGGTGATGGGGAAGTCAGCTTCGATGAGCTGTTCCTTGAGCTGAATCAGAGGCTGATCACCGTTCAGCAACAGGACAGGACCTTGCTCGATTGGAACGGCAGCGCCACGAACCTTGAATGGTGTGCCAGTTGCGATGTGCTTTGCAAGCGCCCAAGCCGCTGTTGACTTGCCATCGCCACCAGCGCCGTAGATGAGGATGACTGAGGGGTGGGGCAGGACATCAGGGATGAGGTAGCCACGCTTCTCTTCCAGCTCCATCAACTTTTCAACAGTCATCAGAGATTGTGCTTTCTCGTAAGCGATCTGATCAACGATCAGTTTTTCAAGAGATGACTGATCGCGATAGCCCGCTTGGAGCGCAAGGGAGTTGAGTTTGTAGTTGACCTCAGCTGGGTTATCGATTTCAAGGATGCGCTTGGCACGGCGCATGACCTCCTCGAAGTCGAGAGTGGCCTGACGGTATTCCTGGACTTTTTTCTCCTCAGCGGCTTTTACGATCTTTTTTGTGTCTTCCGAAAATCGGTGCCTCTCTGGGTCAGCACGATCAGCCATCCAGATCAGGGTGCCAAGGCCAACACCAGCGCCCTTGAAGGAGTACCAGGTCTCCTCACAAGGATTCTCACCATCAGCCCACTCATGGGCGAAGTCAGGGTCCTCTGAGGACCAAGCTGACCAGAGAACAAGACCGAGGTCGTTGGGCAGAGCGGAATGAATCGCCATGCCAACCTTGACCCAATGATCACGGCTGCCTTTGCCTTGGGTCGGAATGACCTTGAGGCAATCGTTGATGATCTGACAGACCTCATCTTGGGTCCGATCAGTGAAGTCAAGGTCGCGTTTGATCATGGCCTTAGGCGGCTGTTTCATCTCAGCCAGCAGCCAGTCAGGTGCGACAGGGATGCGGTTTAAATCACCTTCTAGATCGTATTGCCCTGGTACGGAAACTTTGCCGCCGGGGTAAGCGCCATAGATAACGCCCTGACGCTTGCTGTTCCAGAGGATTTCGTAATCGGCGTCATCACCAAGGCCACGACCTTCGACTTCATTCCAGAGGTTTTCTGGGACGCGGAAGATGTATTTGGCGGCGTTCTTCTTGGTTGACGTGACCTTTGGAGCGCCTTGAAGGGTGTCACCCCAGCGAGCGATGACTTTGTTGAGGTTGCGATCAACGTCAAGGATGACGATGCCGTTGCCACGGATGCCGGTGAAGATTCCAACGGCTTGAATGTCAGGGTTTTGCCGAGCAGCGAGGGCAACGTCTGCTGGACCCAGCTTGAAGTCAAAGGACTCTTGGGTCGGGTTCTTACCGCCTGCCAGCTTGCCGGAGGGCATCTTGGCCCCCTTGCGATAGATGGCGGCGTAGACCAGCGCTTCAGGCAGCGCCTTGACGAAATCCGAAAACATCGTGTATTATTCGAGAGTTGTGTGTATGATTCCCGACCATTTCTCGCTTGAGCTGGGCGAGAAGCGGTCGGGATTTTTTTATCCTACCGCAACTTGACAAGCCCAACAGACCCGACCTAGCTTTCTGGGGCGTCAGTTTTTGGCGCGGCAACTAAAGAGGCAACTCAACGTGAATCTCTCCGATTCTTATCTCTCAATTCTCAACAGCGAAAACGAAGGAGGCTCTACAACCGAGAGCTATCTGCGTTACACAAAGCTCGAACAGGGCAAGCCTGCAAATTTTGCATTGCTTGAGCAAGACCCGCTCTGCTACTGGCTTGTCTGGGGAGTTGATGCAAACGAGAAGATGAAACCTTTTCGTTTCATGACTCAACCAACGGCTGATGAAATCAAGCTCGAACTGGGCTCTGATTACAGCCAGTGCCTCAACTATGACAAGACTGCAGTGCGTAAGCCTGTGGAATGTCTGACCTGGCCTGTTTACAACTGGGACACAAATTCAGTCCAAGTTCTTGAAGTTTCCCACGTTTCATTGGGACGGCAGTTTGCCAAGTATGGCCTGAATAAAAAGTACAGCAAAAATTTGCTGGACTGGGACTTCGAGCTGTCGAAGATCAAAGCCGACATGGTGCGGTATGAGCTGCTGATCGTTCCTCGTGACGAAGACGAGCACGATGAGGTCGCGATGGCGAAAGCCTGGAAGGCTGTCCAGAAGGATGGCTTTGATCTGAATCGGATCGTTGTTGGCGGTGATCCGTTCAGCGAGGGTTGATTTTGGAGCGGGGGCCTTGCGCCCCTTCTCTTTGCATGTAAATTAGTCTCGGGTAGATGCGTCTATGGAACCACCCAAGACAGTTACAACATTCATGGAAGACGGCTGTGTCTCTGTGACTGTTGGCCATTTAACTGGGGTGGTTTCTAGCGCTCATCTCGTGGAGCCCAAAGAAAATCAGCTCCGTCAAAGGTGGCTGGAAGAAAAAGCCATTCATGACAACTGAAGCGGATCCACAGAACATTTTGGCTTCACTGCGCAACTGGCAGCTGGAGCAAGACAACTCAGGCAGATTCAGGGTTTACAGGGATCAACATGGGCAGATTTACCATTCAGTCACCCATATCCTGAAGAACACAGCCCCTCAATCACAGAAGGATGCTTTGGAGCGTTGGTCACAGCGAGCTGGCAGTGCTTTGGAGCGTGACCTTGCTTGTGACCGTGGCACCGTTGCTCACGAGCATTGCGAGTATGTACTCAAGACCGCAGCCA